AAGACGACCTGAGCGGGCTGGTGAGAGTTCGTCAAAAACCTTTGACTTGGCACGATTTGCTTTGTATTCGGGGAATATTCTCTTCCGTCTTTCAGAGCCTCCGCCCTTTTCCCAGGCAATGAAAACTTTTGAAGGGTTCCACGTTTCAATTATCCCATTCACAGCTTTGATGAAACCAATTGTGCCACCAACGCAGTTGCCTTCGGCGCTCATTGTTTCATTTACAGCAAAGTATCGAATGAAAAGATTCATTCCATCAATTACAACAATTGGTCTTTGGTCGTTATTGTTCATATCACATACACACTTTTCTTTGTTTCATCAACCAAAATCAAGAAAGTTCCAATATGCGAATTTTCAATTAGGAAACATTCGACAGCAAAAATCTTTTGTGATTTTGTTTGAATTTTGGAGCCATACCAAGTAGTCACTGGTCCTTCTTCTAGGTTTGCTATGTTCTGAACATCAAGTATCAACCCAAGTTCAGTTCCATCAACAAATGATAACGAATAGACATTTACCTTTTCAATTGTTGATTTGAAGTATCTTATTGAGGTTGGATAGTAAACAGACGAATTCTCTTCCCTCGTGTTTTGCTCTTTGTCATCGAGATTGAAATACCATTTCCGCCCATCATTTGGATCAAATCCGACAAGAAAAAACCCCCGAAACATGGTTCCTGGGGTTAGTTCTTCAAGAACCTTTTCTGCAAGGTTTTTGCTCATTGTCCTGTACTTCCAAATCCGCCTTCACCACGAGTGGTGTTTGAGAGTTTTTCAAACTCTTCTTCACTTATTTCTTTGATAGAAGTTTGTGGAACTCTCTTGAAAACAAGTTGAGCAATTTTGGTGCCCTTTGGAATGATGATTGGAAAACTGTTTGATGCATTGGTGTTGACATTTGTTGGGGCAACAATAACCTTGATTTCGCCACGGTATCCAGCATCAATAGTTCCAGGGCTGTTGCAAACAGTCAAACCTTTCAAAGACATTCCTGATCTAGGTCTTACTTGAGCTTCCCATCCTGACGGGATCACCATTTTCAAGCCGGTTGGAGCAGTTTGTGGTCGGGCGTCGTGACGCCAAACAACTTCTTCGGTTGAAAAAAGATCCCACCCTGCATCATCCTCATTTGCTCTCTCAGGAAGCTTTGCTTCTGGATGACACTTGAAAAACTTCACTTCAAGTTCAACGTTTGATGTTAGATTTGGAACGGGTTCATACCATGCTTTGTCATTTGTTTTATAGTCTTCTCGATACTTCATCGTTTTACCTTTATGCGATGTGGATTACTACAGAATCCTTTTGCAAATTGTTTTTCATTAGATATTTTGATATCTAAAATTGGAAGGTCTTGACTGCCATCATATATGATGTATTTTGTTTCTAAACCTTCACCTTTATTTCCAACAATTACAGTGTTAGGCTGCAAGTCAAAACAAACATGCACAACAAATCTTGAATTAAGAATGCCAAGGACTTTAGAGTTTTCAGGATTGACTCCAATTTTTTTCAACTCCAAAAGTTTTGCCTCACCAAGAGCTTCATTGAAAAGAGAATTTTCCTCTAAGAAAAAAAGCTCCAAATCTGGAGAAATCAAACAGATGTCTCCGGATCTTCGACCATATTTTCGGTGAATGTCTATACCAGTATCAAAGATTTTTTGATTTAGGTTACTTAGTGAAACTTCGCCTTCAACGTCAGTTATGTAAGGTTCAAGTTCTTCGACAGAGAAACTTTGAACTGCCAGAATACTCCGCACCGATCCGGTCATCATAATCAACTTCAACTTGAGGCAAGTGAACGAAAGTCTTCATAACTTTCAGTGTCAACATCAACATATGTTGGGTGCTCTCTGTCATTTTCAGCAGATACAATAAAGGATGCATCCAGAAGAGCCGTGACATACTTCTCATATTGAGGATTGTAGTAAACGCGGCTTCCGAAATCGGCTTTACCTTGCCACTTTTCTTCAACAACAGTATTGCCTTTGGCATCTGTGACAATAAAGGTCTTCCACGCTCCCGTTCCTGCAACAGAGACTTTTTCTCCATTCGGCATTTCAACTGGACCGTTTGCATCACACCAACGGCGAAGTGCATCGAAAGCTTGTTGGTCTTCACGAACGCCAACACCAAAGTGAATTTCGAACTCTGCTTCGCGGAAAGGGCGAGCAACTTTGTTTTTGATTGTCTTTGCCTTTACAGCAATTCCAATAACCTCTTTGGTCTTATCATCTTGAATATGAGAACCACCATAGAGACGAATACGCGTTGAACATGCATATGGAATTGCGGCTCCGCCTGGCGTTGTTGTTGGATCTCCATACATAACACCGATCTTCTGACGTTGCTGGTTGAAGAGCACGAAGAGAACTTTTTGGTTCGCAATCAACTGCGTGATCTTACGAAGACCTTTTCCAAGAACACGAGCTTGAAGACCGATTGAGTTTTGATCATAATCTCCTTCAAGTTCAGCCTTTGGTGAAGAAGCAGCAACGCTATCCCAAATGATTGTAACAGGAACGTCTTTCTTTAGCTGACGAGCTTTCATGATTGCCTGTTCAGCAACCTCGAAGATTTCTTCTGTGCAAGCTGTTTGGACGAAAACGAATTGTGAATTAACCTTGATGCCTAGACCTCGAAGGTTATCAAGCGACGTTGCATTCTCTGTGTCAATGTAGACAACAATGCCGCCATGGCGTTGTGTACTCTTTGCAAGCTCAAATCCAATGTGCGATTTTCCAATCGACGGTGGTCCTTGGATTTCAACAATTCTTCCTTCTGGCAATCCACCTTTTGAAGTGTTTGAAACAACAGCGTCAAGCATTCTTGATCCTGTTGAGATCCAACGATTGATGTTTGTTGGAGCTGCATCCGAACCAAGATTGAAGGCAATTTTATCTTGATGCTTCTTGTTGATCTCTTTGATAAGCTCGTTTGTGAAGTCGTCAATGTTGTTTGATGCGATAGATGTAGAGGTTGTTTCTTCTTTCTTTTTTACCATGTATGTTATTCCTTTTGGGTACAATCATCATAACAATAGGCTTTGTTGCTTTCAACTGAAAGCTTGAACTTTCTTGATTTGTTGAAAAAGAAAGATTGACAAAGAAAAAGCCCCCGACTCAGCGGAGGCTTTTCCATCAAAGAACAACAAGAAGATCAGAACACGTTTTCTAGATCATCAAAGGCGCTATCAATTTTGCTCTTGGTTGCAGCGGTCTTTCCGTCTCCAGAAGTACCATGCTCCACACCACCAGCAGAAACCTCAGAATCAACCTCACTGTCCTTTGGACCATTGAGGAAGTTTTCGATGATTGTCTTCAACTTTTCAGTTCCCGGAACAAGCTTACGGAAATGTTCGCCAAGATTTGGAATTTCTTCCAAGGTCTTTTCAATCCTTGCCTTATCAGCATTCTTGCCATTCACGAAGAGTGGTGATGCCTTTCGACGCGGTTGAAGTTTGATTTCTTTCACAGCGAATCCGTTGAACTTCTTTCCACTGTCAACAGCAGACACAGTCCAATCATATCCCGAATATGGATCCATCAAGTTTTCAGTTGCGTAATCCTCATGACAAAGGGTTGCGTAAATGTCTTGCACAAGCTTCGAAGAAATCTCCCAAAGCATAATGCCTTCGTCCTCACGACCACGAACAATCACAGGAGCGTAAAAGCGTGATGTAGGATTGAGACACTTACGGATTTCCCACGACTCATTAGAACGATCAGAACGCATCTCCTGTTCTAATGAAGCAATTGGATCTTCCAATCCATATTGTGCAGGAGCAACAACTCTTTGCTCAGTAAGCTTCTTGTTTTGGTAGTAAACTACCTCTTGGAAAGGCTGCCCTTTCTCATCCTTGTAAGGAAGGAAACGGATATCAACGTTTCCAAGTTCAGGCTTGAAATATTTGAACTTTGGAAGTTCAGATTTCTCACTTGAACCAGTCTTTGTCATTTGTTTCAGTTTGTCACGAATTGCATCAAGGTTATATCCAGTCATTATATTTTATCTTTCTATTTGTAAGGGGTTGGAACAATCCAACGTTCTTCTATTATAGGTTATTTCGGCTTGAATGTCTTTCCCTATGAACAATTTCATTGTGCCTCACTACACTTTTCCTTTCAAATTTTGTCAATAACTTTTTATTGTGATTGACTTTCTACCGAGAGTTTCAAGTGGAAGTGTGAATTTGGAAAAAGTGGGACGGTTTTGGCTTTGTTGATAGCTGACTTTAGTTTCGAAACAGCAGATAGACTTACATCCAAAAATATTGCATCATGCAATACAAACAAAGGTCTTACTTCTTCTGGATTCAAATCTTCTATCAATGAAGCGAATCCAAGAAGAGCAACATCGACAGCAGTTGATTGTGTCCAATAGTTTACTAACTT